CCTAACCGAACTCGGCAGTACCGGCCTAAAGCGATTTCATGGTCGCATTTATGAGGAGTATTTACGCGAACTTCAAGGTGAGCGTTGGCGGCGTACTGTTCAGGAGATGGTTAATGATCCGATTGTCGGCGCGGTGTTATTTGCCGTGGAAATGCTGATCCGCAAAACAGATTGGCAGACCCAGCCATTTGAGGAGAATAACGCCGACGATGCTGAGACAGCCGAGTTTGTAGACTCTTGCCTTGACGACATGTCTATCACGTGGAGTGACACGATTGCCGAGATACTGACTATGCTGCCATATGGCTGGTCATATTTCGAGCTAGTATACAAAATTCGCGATGGTGACAATGCCAACGCCCAGCGTCGTAGCAAGCACAACGATAAGCGCATCGGCTGGCGCAAGTGGGGCATCAGATCGCAGGATACGCTATGGGAATGGACCTTTGACGATGATGGCGGCATACAGGGCATGTGGCAGTATCCACCGCCCACATACGAGCGCATTTTTATACCGATTGACAAGGCGCTACTATTCCGTACGGCTGTACGAAAAGGGAACCCTGAAGGGCGCAGCATTTTACGAACGGCATATCGCCCTTGGTACTTCCGTCGCAACATCGAGAATATTGAGGGCATCGGCATTGAGCGCGACTTAGCTGGGTTGCCCGTAGCCTTTGTGCCGCCTGAACTACTGAGCAGTGCCGCCACTTCTGAGCAGACCGCACTGTTGGAGACCATCAAGGAGCTTGTGGTCAACATTCGCCGCGATGAGCAAGAGGGCGTTGTGTGGCCCAGCGCGTTTGATGAGCACAATAACAAGCTCTTTGAATTGCAATTGCTTTCGACTGGAGGTACACGCCAATTTGACACCGATGCCATAATCGGACGGTACGATCAGCGCATTACCATGAGCGTGCTAGCTGATTTTATCCTGCTAGGCCATGAAAACATGGGGTCATTTGCGCTATCTCAGGACAAAACCGACCTATTCATCACCGCCATTGAGGCATGGCTCAATAATATTGCCGATACCATCAATAGCCATGCAATACCGCGGCTACTCAAACTCAACGGCATGGACACCAGCCGATTGCCCAGGCTGGTGCCGGGCGAGATTACCAAAATCAACCTGAGCGATCTAAGCAGCTATATCAGAGACCTGTCCGGTAGTGGCGCTATCACATTTGACAATGAGATGGAGCGCCATTTACGCCAGCAGGCCAACCTACCGACGCTTGATGATGATGTAGAGCGAGAGCGCACGCAGCGCGGAGATTTGGAACGCATGTTGCAGAATGTAAATATGGCAGAGCAACCAATGAGCATGAGCGAGGAAGCCGCCATGATTGAGGCGGCGCAGCGTGTACTAGCGAGGGCGTGAAATGATGGGCGACGCGCGACTGAAGTGCTATCGATATTTATCTGATAGCGAGAGGATGTAAACATGTGGCGCTATATCTGTATTGCCACGACAACGATAGTTTTATCAGGTTGCTATCACGCCGAAGTGATCCGCAGCCGAGAAGCACCAATTACAGTGGAATCAACTATGCAATTCAACCCAACCGATGAGGCATTCTTTCGCGGCTGCATAGCGGGGATTGCGGAAGTGCATATACGTGCGAATGCCGTGAGGCATTTTGACCTAGACTATGCACAGCAGCTCTGCGAGACGGTGCGGCGTCGGCTGTCGTGTATTCATTTGGATATGTGCCTAGAGCGGGGGCCAGCGAACGGAATATGAACAACCTAATAGCATTACAGCACGTTGTCGAACTCGACGCCTACAACTGGTTGTCGCAGCAAGCGCCGTACTACATCGACGCTATCGAAGAATGTTTGAAAGGTGGCGCTACGCCTGAATCAATTCGCCGCTTCATTTCTGCGCAGGTGGGGCCAGATCGTCAAGGCATTGCCATCAGAGCGGCACAAGCGGCGCAGTATATTTTACGGGAGCAACATGCGTAATATGAGTATTATCAAGAATCAGAAATACAATACTCGCCCTGGTGTGACCATTTATTGTGACCACTGTCAGAGTCAGCAGCCGATGCACGTTGACTACATGCGGCAAGACACTGATTTTCCGCATCAGGGTATATGGGGCGATATTTGCTGTGCTACGTGTGCATTGGTACTAAATTCGGTACATGTGCCGAGTGAGGGTAATTGGCATTTGACACCGAGTGGCGATTGACATGCGTAAAGTGCTTGTGATTATCGCTGTTGTATCCTACTTCTGCGTCGCCAGCTATTACCTCGTCAATTACATTGCGGCACGTCCGCACCTGATTGGTATGATAGCAGCGGTAGTGCTTGTGTGGATTATTTCGGCGCTGCATCGTCGACGCGAATTCTATGGAGACCACTGGGATGAGAATCAGGTAATTGAGACTGAGATTCAAACAGATTGACAATTCAGCAAACGTGTGCTATGATTTTTGTGGACGGGGAAAGCGGCTGTTTCGGCAGTCAGCGCCCCTCCTGATAATAAAAGGATATTCATAAATAAGGGGGCAGCAGCAAGCCACTGCGACTTACGAATAAAAACGGATGCATCTTGTAGTACCATTTCGTTCTGTCGAATATTGATGCGAAATAAGGCAGGCTGACCAAACAGTGCAAATTGGCGCTTCTCAGTTAGTGAAACAACTGAGTGACATCTGAGAACAGAGCAGATAGACAGTGGCCCAAGTGCTGCCCCGGTACAACAATATAGATTTACGGCGACTTTCCTTCGGGGAGGTCGTCTTTTTTTTGCGTAAATTTCCAGAGTACAGCACCTCCCACCCCAAAAAATACCGATTTTCCACAATAGAAATTGCGATCTAATCTCTGTATAATTACCACAGGGATTGAGAACTCTATCTATGGCGCAACAACACATCTATTTTGACGGCCAAAAAAGCATAGCATTAGACCGTTGGCAGGCGTCGGAATGGCGCAATCTGTTCGGCGATTATTTCGGCAACACCGGGGTGAGTGAATACTATGCTACGGTGTCATTTTTGTTTCGCTGCGTAACGGTACGTGCTTCTTCGTTGTCATCGTTGCCGTGGCGGATTACCGACGAGCGTGACGAGGTGATTGCGACGAATGAGGATGTCGATGCGCTGCCGTGGCTGGAGGATCTGCCGGAATTGCTCTATCTGGCTGAATCAGCGCTGTGCCTATCAAGTCGTGCGTACTTCTATAAAGAGGTGAATCGCCGCAGTCGGCTCCTGGCGCTCAGGTGGTGGTCCCCCGCAGCGATTGAACCAGTGTGGGACGCCTACAGGGGGTTGCTTGGATTTCGGCGCATGGTGGCAGGGTCAGCGCTCTATCCGCCTGAATCGCTAGTATGGCTACACCTGCCCAACCCGCACCACGAAACAGAGCCAGGCTCATCACCAGCGCAAGCCGCGGCAACTGACGCGGGGGTTCTGTATAGCACCGACGCGTTTACGAAAGCATTTTTCGACCGCGGGGCGATTCGGGCAACACTGCTAACCGTGGATGGCAACCCATCTCCTGAAGATCGGCAGCGTCTAAAATCTTGGTGGGGCCGCGCCGTTAGCGGCATCAAAAACGCTTTTACAACCGAGGTTTTTTCAAGCGTCGTCAACCCTGTACAGGTCGGCGAAGGCATCCAGGAGCTATCCAACACGCCGCTCACCACTGAAAAACGCGAGGGGATTTGCGCGGCCCTTGGCGTGCCTCTTTCGCTGGTGATGGCAAATGCCGCTAATTTTGCAACAGCGCAGGTTGACGAGCGGGGCTTTTACACACGCACCGTCATTCCGGCAGCGAACATGATTGCCCGCCGCTTGAATCGGCAGCTGCTCCACGATATGGGCTTGCGTTTCCAGTTCACGCCGCAGATGCTGGATATTTTCCGCGAGGACGAAACGCAGCGCAGCACGGCCTATGCTAATTATATTGCTGCGGGGATGAAGCCATCGGTCGCGGCTGAAATGCTGGGGCTTGATTTGCCGATTGAGTATGCCGAGTTGGACCCACAGCCTGTAGAGGTGGATGCGCCGACCACGGACGGTGATGGTAAGTCACTCGCAGACAAGGTGCTTGGCTACCACATTCAAACTGGCGTAGTGACCAGGGATGAATCTCGTGCCTCACTTGGATTGGAGCCACTCGGACGCGATACGCTAGGCGACATCGAGGCAAAACTGAAAACAGCCGCTGAGGCTGTGCGACTGGGTATTGATGCAAACGTTGCATTTGGGATCGTCGGCTTGGATACGGGCTTGCTGACTGGACAGGTCGAAGCGGACGACCAAGCCGAAGAGGCGGAAGAGCAGCCGTCACAAGTAGAGCCTGCACCCGATGATGATGACGACGAGGAAGCACAAGCCGAAGCCGCAAAGTTTCGGCGGTGGCTCAAGAAAAACAAGAGCCGCAAGCCAGACGGCTTCAATGCCGATTATCTGAGCGATGCCGCCAAGGCGCAGATTTACGCTGAGGTGCATGGTGAGGCCACCAAGGCGATGGTCTTGCCCGGCGCTGACGACGGCAACGACGCTGCACGCGATGAGCTGGAGCAAAAGCACGCCGAGCGCATAGCCAAAGCATTTCGCAGCGTGATTCGGGCGATTGTGCCGCCAGGAACCACGGCTGAAAATATTACGCCAGAGTTGGGTGTGCAGCGATTAAGGGATAATTTCCAACCTGCCAGGGACGCAATTGTAACGATGCTCCTGGAAGCAGGGCAGCTTGGGGTCGATACGGGCATTGCGCAAGTTG